ACTTCCTTTAGTTTATGATATAATCTAGCGTCTCCTCCAAGTGCTAGTGCGTTAACAATAACTTCTAAATCTTTATCGTCGATTGGTAAATCCATTAGGTAAAAAATAGTTCTAAGTTTACAGTCTTTTCAACATTCCATCCAATTGCATCAAGGATTGCCTTAAGTGGTTCCACAAAACTTTTTTCAAACTGTAGATCGTAATCCACATATTTCTCAAGGTCAAGTTCTTTAGGAAAATCTTGAATGAAAGAAATAACATTCTCCTGTATGATATTAGGTTTCTTAAGATAACAAAATTTAATCTTCTCACCATTTTGAATCAAAGAATACTTATTAGTAAGTTTCTTTTTGTTCACATAGTGATTGAATAGTAAAGCACCACGACAATGTATTGGTGTTCCTTTCACATATATTGTAGTGTAAGAATAATACTTCTTCACATCAGAAACAGTTCTCGGAAAAGAGATATCTTCTGGAGGTAGGGATTTGAATTCTTTTCTTGACTTATCAATAAAGTCAATCACATCTTCCTCAGTTCCATTCATCATCAATTTCAAAGCATCCTTGATCATTTTACGACAGGGTGCAGGGGTCGAAGACTTTACAGCTTCGATTCCCATCATCTTCAGTTTTGGTTCTTCATATCTAACGCCTTCACTATCCCACACGTTTAGTATATATCTCTTCTTTGCTGTCCATATTCCACGTTCCGCAATATTTTCACGTTTCATGAACATCTTTTGGTCATATGCGTTTACGTAGTTGGCCAACGTTTCATAAGAACTTTCAATATACTTTTCAAGTTCCACCTCACAGATCTTATTAAGGAACGACACAATGCCTTGATTAGTCGCTTCTCTCCCCTTGTATACAGTTTCGACCAAAGGACCCAAGTTAAGGTAGATAGAATCAGTATCACTAGCAATAACATAATCAACATCCTCCGTTTTAAGTACTTTATTTAAATAGTTATTCATCCGATTTTCTATCCAGCGAATAGAAACCTGACCAGAAAGAGTAATCGCTTCCGCATTTGCTAGTTTGTAGTAACGGAAGTATTGATTACCAATCGCACCATAGGCAGAATTAAGTTGAATCTTTCTCGCCATTTGAATATTATTACATCTAGCAATTTCTTTTTCAAGTGCAACAGTGGGAGTCTTTTCATAATCCTGCTTTGCCTGTAGCATCTTCTTCTTATAGACAGTTCGATCTTTATAAATCTTCTCCATTAGTTCTGGTAAGAAACCACGAACATCT